ATCATCCATTATGTATGGCTTAATAATGTTAGTCATATAACGATCTACTGTTTCAGCCCACGTCTCTCTTCTGTTCTCTGTCTCTAACCAACGGGCATAGCGTGACGTGTGAATAAATGCTTGGTAGTCTGTAGGTAAGTAATTGTTCATGGTCAGTCTTTCTTTGCTAGAATTAAATCGGATAGGTCTGGTTCTTTGTAGTCTGGCCCTTTAAGAACCTTACCATCTTCTCTAAAGATAGGCTTACCATCACGCCCTAACTTACTCATATTACTTTTGTGTACTCTAGTAAAAGCTTCACCTACTACTTCAGCAGTATACAAATTAAAGTACATAGTAATACTTTCTCTAGCCTTATCTATGCCTTCATTTATTTCAACTAACTCTTCTTCAGATATAAGATCACCTGCAAACTTAGGTGTAGTTAACATCATACCATTGTATACATACATAACGTCACACAGTTCTTTTAGGTGTCCTGCTGTACCGTAGTCTTCTGCACGTAACTCTACTAGTTCTTCTTCTATTAGGTTCATCCATAACCGTAGGTCTAAAGACCCTTTAAACGTCTGTATAAACTCTTTTAGCATTTGTTCTTCAGGGGTTATTCTTATTTCGTATTCAGTCATTAGTACCTTCTTTCGGATAATATACGTCTACATGGCAGTTACACTGAGGACAACTTAGATTAGTTACCATAGACCACGTATCGTCTTCATGATCTATATCGTGATCTCCACCCCATATAAGCTGGGTTTTGCAGTGCCAACAGTTCATAGCCTGTGCCGTACTAATACGTTTGATACTTTTACGTCATCTATGTCGTGGATCATATTATGAAACATATCATATATGTCTTCTGTGTGTAGTTCTTCTGCTGCACTTAAAAGATTGTTTGGCTCGTCTACCTCTACAACTAAGGTAACACTAAAGGTCTTCATTTGTGTACCTCTTTATATTTTTTAATCAATCTTTGTAGATACCACTCAGCTTTCTCTAAATCCTCTAAGCCATTCTTATACTCGAACCGCCACAGGTACTTAAGTATAGCTCCTGCATGGTATGCATACTTCTGATCCATAGTAGTTATTAATGCTTCAATAGCTTGTATACATTCCATACTACCGTTTTGATTATAGTGTATGGGTTTATTCACTACATCAATATCTTCTTCAACTGTTTCTGTGTAATAACCATGCTTATCTTTTGCTGGTTTCCATTCTTCCATTGACCACTTAGCCATNTATGCTGACCCCTTTGTAGGGCTAAATAAACTAATCACGTTACTGCCTCTTTCTTTTTGTTCTAGATCTATAAGATCATTTTGTACAAAGTCACGAAAATCATCGTCTTCATTTAGTAAATACGTACAGTGCTGTAGTAGCCTTATAAGTGTTAAGAAATAATTCTTTGTATTTTTATCATCCCTATTGTTAGGACTAATTACTGCATTCATTTCAAACTGATCATCCCACTCATCAAATGAATCATGGTCAGATGCAATAAAAGCTAACAAATAGGTGTGATCGCTTTTTACACCGTCTGTCATATTTGTTTCTTTCTCTTTTGTTTTAACTGTATCAACCTTTTAGTAGTACACTTACCTGGTTCGTTTAACCACGCATCAGGTATTGTTTTATTTGACCAAAGAAACTTATTTTTATTACACCAATCTGAGTATGTAGACTTAGAACCCTTGTACAACTTAGCTTTTGCATTACTAAAGACAAACCGTATATCTAATTCAGGATGCTGACGCCTAACACATTTATGTTTATGACGATCTTCTGAATCAAATTGTCCTTTTGCCTCAATTATAATGCCGTTATCTAATAAGAAGTCAGGCGTGTAAGTACGATAGCGTAGGTCTTCCCACTCTATTTTTAACTCTTCATACCTGACTTCTTTTTGTATTTTAGATAGACTATCTACTAATTTGTCTTCTAAGCCACTACGATATGTATTCCAGTTGGGATTGTATCTACGTTTCACTTGGCTCATCAGCACTTTTTGAAGTTAACGAGTGTGCTAATTGTTGGCTAAGGACTTTAGCGTATGTGTCGTAGCTATCAAACTTTAATTTAACTGACCCTATTTCATGCTGTACATTTAATATAGTGTTAAATAATCGTTTTTGATCTTCATTCATATCTTCTTCTGCGTAAGATTTATCATCTATTGTAAACGTCTTGTTCATATAACTGCTTCCTCATTGTCATTTATTAATACGTAATCAACCATAGGTTTTTCTTTAGCTTGCGATACTCTTGATGGTAACGTCTGTAGCTCTTTCCAACACGTAGTCTTAAAGTCACACCAACTACACGCCCTATCTAATTTTAAATTACCTGATGCTCTTCTTCTATAGTATTCTGGAACAGGTTTAAAGCACTTTTCAAAAGGTTTATCTTCATTTATGTAAGATACTTTATCTTTAATGCTTTCTATTATCTCTTCCTGATTAACTGTGCTGCCTGAAACATATTTGAAAGCACCGTCTTTTTTATTTACAACCCACCAGCCACCCATGTCTTTGCCTGAAGCTTTTGCGTAACCAACAAGTTGATGTATGTAACCGAATGTATCATCTGATTGTAATCTCTCAAATGATTCAAAACGATTAGTGTATGAATAGTCAGAAGCAGACTTAACATCGTCTACACTTCCGTCTAGTATCATATCATACTCACCTTTTATTTTACCTAACTCACCTAAGTCTAACTCTACGTTATCATTATCACCAAAGGTAACTCCTGCTGACCTAAGTAAGCCTTTAAACACAGCTTCAATAATGTCACCAGTAATCATATTAATTAAAAAGTTAGGTGGATAAGGAGCCTTAGTCTCTGGTTTGTTCTTTTGAAACCACAACTGACACTTAGGTTTACCTATGTTAGACATTCTTAATCTAAACTTATCACGAGGCCCACCTGAAAACTGTTTAAACATAGCTTCTTTTACATCAGAGGCGACCTTATCAGCCACCTCTTCAGTAATAGTTGTGTTACCTGCAAGAGCATTTTGGAGAAACAAAGATACTTTTAGCTCTGCAGGATGCATCATTCAGACTCCTCTACGTCTACCATAGAGTTTATTAAAGCAGAATCATCTGCATCAAAGGTGTCTGAAGATAGATTAAACTTATCCCATTCACCTAATACATACTGGTTCTGCTTATTTATCCAGTCCATAAAGTCACGCAGAGTCTCATTATCTTTTTCTTGTAGATCACAAGGCTCATGTAGTGATGCCTCAAATACAGCATAAGGTTTACCACTAGCCCCAGTACGCTCTACGCCTGTGAGCCTTACTGTATGTTGTATAGGTAACATATTCTTACGAGATAACGAACTGTTTACTTCATTAATAGATTTAATAGATTCACCTGCTCTTATTTCATAGACGAAGGGATACCAAATACCAGCGTGTTCTTCTAATGGATTTCCTTCATTGTCTACAGGATTGTCTAGTTGCAGCATACCTAAAAGAACTTGTGTTCTTCTTGATGAACGCATTGCTTGCTGTATGCTAGGTGCTAAAGAATGAAAGTCCTCTACGTAACCTGCAGGTCTACCACAATTAAAGCCACCCTTGCTGTCTTTTAAATCTGACTTAAGATCATTAGCCATAATACTTTTTAAATAGTTTTTCTCTTCAGATAACCATTTAGCCCACCTCTGACGTACTGCAAAGGTACGAACTGTTACAGTATCACTGTATACTATATTGTCTTCACTGATCCTAAACTTAAAAGATGTTCCAGGTACTAACTCAGTCTTAATATTCTTACCGTTAACTTCAACTGTACCCATAATGGCGTCATTTAAGACACTAAGGCTTGCTAAAGATGATTGTGTTTTATTTGATGAGCTACCTGTTTGTGGTAGACCCATCATTTCTGCTATTGATGTACCTTCATTAGGTACGAGTGCTATGTCTGACATTTGTATATCCTTTTACTGTCAAAAAATGAACCCAAGTTATACCATTAAACGTCTTTTGTGTCAAGCCAATTAGGTCCTATTTTAGCTTCTAAAAGTAGTGGTACGTTCATGGTCACACCATATGCTTCTTCTATAATATCGTTAAGATCCTTGTTAAGTGTATCTATTATAGATGTAACATAATGTATTTCTTCAGGATGTACATCGACTACCGTTGAGTCATGCACTGTATTAACTAAACAAGACTGTAACTTACTTAGTCTTTCCTCTAATTCTATTAATACAAGAGGTACAATATCTCCTGTGCTAAATCCTTGTACAGGGTAATTCTTTATCATAGTAAAGCCTGATACACCTCCATTATTACGCCTTACTACATTAGGAAAAGCGTACTGTCTTCCACTAGGTGTAGTAATCTTCTCGAAGCGTAACGCCTCTTCAGCTAAACTCTGATGCCAAGCAGCAATACCTTGGTACTTCTGTATAAACTGTATGTAGTACGCTTCTTCAGCCTTACTTCTACCATACCCTGTCGCGCCAAAGAGAGGTGCAAACGTATGCTGCTTTGCCTCTACACGAGTTGTAGGCTGCCCTGAGTCTGTGATAACCTTAGCCGTGTGGGAGTGTACATCAAAGCCTGTATTGATCTCTGTGATGGCTACAGGGTCTTGTGAGAGAAATGCAGCAACGCGGAACTCTAATTGAGCAAAGTCAGCCTCTAGGATCTGCCCACCATCCCATCTAGAGATAAACACTTTTTTAACTGGGAACGTATTACCTCTAGGCATATTCTGCATATTAGGATTACGACCTGAGAACCTACCAGTAGATGTAATATGTTGTGTCAGGTTTACGTGTAAAAAGTTATCTGGTTTAGTAAAGACATCTATACCTTCAACAAAAGAAGATAGGTAAGATGATACAGCGGATAAACGTTTAAGGTCTGTCAAGAAATCTATGGCTTCCATCATATCTTTATTCTTAGCAGTAGATATTAATGTCTCTAAATTACCTTTTGATGTACTAAAACCATTAGCACTAACCCAAGACTTTCCTGGGGCAGTAAAGCCTAACCCAGCTAAATGATTTAACTGTTTAAGTTGATAGCCCCTAGCTGTACAATCCTTACATTTATTAGGTTTGGCATACTTTGTTCCATCTTTCCTTACTTTATAGGTTTTGCCTTCACCCTTACATACAGGACACGTAAAAGCTTTTGTCCTTCTTATTATTTTACTGTTAGCCTCTACTGCTTCTTTGTATTCAGCAGGAGTATGAGTAAACTCAAACAAGTCTGCCCACTCTTTCTTGTTGTTTACCTTACGGCTAAATATAACTTGAGACATTTGCTCTGGAGAGTTTAAATTTATAGGTGTGTCACCCATCAACTCTTTAACTTTATGGTGTAGCCGTTCTTCTATGTCAGCCTTCTCTTCTTCGAACTCTTTACGTACTTGTACAAGAGCTTTTCTATCTACTTTAAACCCTGACATATACATACGAGTAAGTGTCTGACAAACCTTAAACGTAAGATCTCTTACAGTAGTCATACCTTTTGATTCATCTAAGTCATAGCTCTTTAGTTGGTGTTCAAACAACGCACAGGTAGTATCTAAGTCACAACCTAGATAAAAGGTTAACTCCTTAAGCGGTATCTCATCTGTGTTGTAACCTTTCTTAAAGTAAGCCTTAAGTGTATCGTCTTTCTGAAATGGTAGATGTTCTCTTATAGCGCATTGCTCTAATGAAAGTGGCATCTTCTGACCTCGTATAAGAATGTATGCCGCTAACATCGTATCCCATATAGCTCCGTCATACTTGAAACCACTAGCCCAGAGCCACATCAAGTCGTACTGAGCATTGTGCATAATAAGTAAAGTAGTCTCGTCTAATGCTTGCTGTACTAACTTGTAGTTTGCACCTGTTTGATCTTTGTGTTCATTGTGATCGAAGGTAAGCATAAAGCGTTCTGTAGGTCTGTCTACGTTCTTAAACCCTACTTGTACTAAATGGTTAGTAGGCTCAAAAGGATCTAGGTGTTTCTTACCACCACGTTTAGTTACTGTATTTTCTACGTCAAGTATAAGTCTCATATGCTACACCGTGTACTGACTGCGTTCACCATCCAAGTTACAATGAATTGTACCATGCCATCCACCTGTTAACTTATTCTTAGCTACCACTAAATGTCTTTGAGTGTCTTCTTCTTGTTCTGTTGCACCCTCATTAACAACTAAAGCATTCTTAGATATGAGAAGCATAAGGTCTGCCTCTGCTGCTTTACCTGTTTTACTACCTTCTAACATAGATTGATCTACACGAACTACGCCTTCTGCTGCTGCACTTAACTGAGACATCCATATGACTGCACAATTGTATTGTTTAGCTATATTCCTTGCGTGTATAGCTGCATCCTTAAGATATATGTCAGATTTGTCAGAGGTTTTAAGTGCAAACTTATCTCCCATGTCTAAAATTACAATATCTGGCTGGTTGTGTTTTATAACAGCTTCTACCCAAGCTAAGTCTTTGTTCATGCTATCTTTAACTTTAACGTTGTTGTGTACAGGGCTGTAACGTGATGCCGCTAATGCTTTGTTTTCTTTAACTTCCTTTAACGACATACTGGATGCTGCACATAAGTATCTACCAGCTACCCTATCGTATCGCTCTTCATTACATAAGATTATACACTTAGCTCCTTGATGAGCAAAGCCATCAGGTGCAGCAACAAGACTAGCGTGAAAAGATGTCTTACCTGTATTAGGTCTAGCTCCTACAATTATAAAATGTCCACCTGATATACCTTCAACTTTTCGTTTTAAGCTAGGTATGTTGAACGTCCATTGTGATTGTATCTCTGCCGCATCAAGTAGTGTATCTATAGATATGTCTTCCCATTCAATCTTTAAGTTAGGTGTGAAGTCATCTTGATAAGAATCTAATATTTTACGCATAGGCTCTAAAGTATTAGCTGTACCATTAACGTAGTCAAAACCTAAGTTAGCTACCTCTTCACCTACTACTTGCTGAAACAACTTAGATAACACTTCTTCACTTATATTGTGATTCATAGGTTGTTCATTTCTTAAACGCTTAAATAAAGTTTTATAGATTTCTTTATTAGAGGTAGTCAAAGATTGGTTAGTAGAGAAGAATATAGCTTCAAGATCTGCTGGTGTTAGGTTGCTATCGTAAGTCAGCATAGCGTAGTCTAAGGCTTGTTTAACTTTTCGTACATCTTTAGTGAATATTTTATCTGGACAACGTATACCTTTGTGCCTCTCGTAAAACTCTTTGTTCATCAGCGTTCTGATAAGAGCTAATTCCATCATATTAATATTTTCTCCAATCTATCTATATCTTCTTCTACTTTGTATTTTATATCATCTGCAAGCCTAAAGGCAATTGTGTCTAACCCCGTCCATGCAACTATATCTCGTTTGTATCCCAAAGTCTTGTGTGCAGCATCAGGGTCTAACGCTACAATTACTTTAGAATAGTTCTGAATGTGTTGCATCTGTGCCGCACCAAATGATGTACCTAATATTGCTAAACCTGTTGTTCTAGGAAATAGTTTTGCAATAGTTATAGCACTAATAACGTCTTCAACAACTACTACAACTCCGTTGGAGTTACCTAATATCCTAACAAAAACAGAGGCTTTACCTGAGTAATTAAACCATTTTGAAGTCGCGCCACCATCAAGTGACCTACCCACTGCATCAATCAATTTTTTATTGTCTCTAATCATAAATACAGCGCGTCTATCCTTAACGTCATACATCATGTCTTCAGTATAAAGATCCCATTTCCTTACATATTTTTGCATCAGGTCGTGTTCAAGTGTTGGTTTAACTAAGTACTCTGGCACTACCATACGTTCTAAATCTAAAGGTTTTTCTTTGACGTAGCCTTGCATCTTAAGTTTTATTTCGTCAGCGGTAAGACCTACACCGTACTTACCTCTACTATTTCCTGTACAACTAATATCGTACTTAAAACAATTATAGACTAACACACCATCTTTTTTACTAACGGTAAAAGTATTATAGGACTTACATATAGGGCAATCCATTCGTAAGCGTTGCCCCTCAGTTATCGTTAAGGTATCTAAGTAAGACTTTATGTTCATTATTAATATATACCTATGTCTTTATTTGTAGGACCACAATCTGAACCAAACCTCTCTATTGCATACGCATCTCTAGCTTTAGCGGCTTCAACCATTGTGGCGTAGTAACCTGTAGTTATGGTTTTACCATCTATATGATGCATTACTTGATACGGTTTTGTTCTATGATGACTATTCCTTCTTTTAAAAACACCAATGCAGTTTCCTTCTGCTCTTTTTCTCAATTTAGCCTTTTGTATACTAGAGTGCCTGACATTTTTAGAGGAATTAGACTCTCTTAGGTTATCTATCTTATTATTAGTTCTATTGTGATCTATGTGATCTATTAAATTAGATGGTACTTTTCCGTAGTACAAATACCAAGCCACTCTGTGCGCTCTAATTCTCCATTGATATTTATGAAGAACCATAGATATTTGTAAATATCCACCACCTTCATAACTCCCAACGGGTTTATCCATTTTTCTTTTTTGTCCTATCTTATTCTTTTTCTTATAGTAAATAAAACCTGTATCAGGTTCGTACCTAAAGTTTTCATTTATGTATAACTTTTCTTCATCTGTCCATATTTTAGTGTGTTTCATTTCTTATTAGCCTTTCTTTTGTTTATTGCTGTTGATGCCCCACTAAACGTATTAACTAAGTAAGGTCTTACACTTTCGGGGCTGTTGTGTCCTGAGACTTGCATAATACCTGTAATGTCTACACCTGCCTCAACCATCTCAGTAATGCCTGTGCGTCTTAAATCCATGCCCCATAATTCTTTCGGCAGCCCTGCCTCTTCTTTAACCTCATTCACTAATGTAGATATTTCTTGGTTAGTGTAAGG